TAGCTCCACAGATTTTTGATCGCTCGGGCGCCTTCAAGTGATTTAAAAGCCTCAATAAAAAATATCGACGTGTCCGCGAGCTGCGACTCAATCACGCTTTCTATCGGTGTGTACTGCGCCAAAAAATCAATTATTTGCACCCGCGTGGCAGCATCCGCTATTGATTTTTGAAACGTCATACCCGTAAAAAGAATATCACCTTTTTTATTTACGCCGACAACTGAAACTGCCGTCCGATCAGTACCGTTCTTATCAGAAAACGACGGGTCGATAAACGCCACGCAATACTGACAGACCCACTCGTCGACCGTTTCAAAAGCCCCTACCATTTCATCGGAAAATATCTCGCAGTGGCCTTCCCACACATGAAGGTATTTACTCATACTGATTTTTTTATCGTACTCCATGTCTGACCGGAGCACATCAGGAAACCACGGATTGTCGCGCCAGTTGATTTGTATTTTTAACGTGTCGTCGCGTTCGGCAAGCATGTAATCCATATGGACAGGATCATCTTCAAGCGTCGGATTGTAGGTAAATATAATCTGACTGCCAGGGTTTCGCACCGTCGGCGTAAGTATATCAAGAGATTTACGACTCACCGATTGCGCTTCTTCGACCCATGCGTACTGTATACCCTCAGTAGATTTTATATCTTGTGCGTTACCGTACATACCTTTAAAAATAAAATCCGACCGCGTTTTTTTATGAATGATAGTTTTGTCGGTAATGTCAAAAACCCGTTCCCATCCGTAGCGGTGAATTTTCTCAACTAATAATTGCCACACTGAATCTTTAATACTGTTCTGTACTTCCCGGCAACACAGAAAACGACTTTTCCGGACGTGAGACCGGACAAGAAGAAAATCCCCCACGCCATGAGACTTCGCGCCGCCCCGCCCACCGCCAATGATAATAAACCGTTTATCGGTCGTGTACAGCGGAATCAATTTTTCAGGGACTTCGATATTCATTCTGTTTTCGACGGCACACCAATGATGTTAATAGTCATGTCAAACGGCTTATCAGCATCAACGCCTAACGTGTGTTTGCTGCCTTCGGTCGTTTCGGCAATAGTTTTCATAAGCGAAACGGCAGGACCGCCGCCTTTGCGGATTATTTTTGCAGAAGCCTTTTCAATGTCTTGATCGAGTCCGTTCGACAAAAGTTCGGCGAAGATTTGAGACATAAGACGTTTCTCCCGGCGTACCTTACCGGATTTAATTCCGCCCGCCCGCGCGATTTTTTTTCGCTCTTCGGGGGTTCGTTCGGAGTTCGGAATTATATTATTTTTATTGCCGCGCGGCATTATACTTTCACCACCTTTCCAATTCCAAAAATATTTTTCACGATCACTTCCGGCTTATCAGAAAGAAAATCATCGCACGCTTTTTTCACGCCAGGGAACGGCGCGTATTCATAATCGTGTACTAAAATAATACCGCCCGGCACCATTTTATCATAGACCTTTTTAAAACTGTCCATGATCGATCCATAAAAGTCCCCGTCGAAAAAAGCAAAACAGATTTGCTCGGGGTACTTGTCATCGGCAATGTCGCCAAAAAATCCTTTATTGATGACCGGCAGCTCTACCCCGGCGTCGGCAAAAGTCTTTTTAAACATTTCCTCGGTCACCGCTGCCGCACCCACGTCACACGGTGTCGCCCCGTCTTCTACCGTCTTCGGTGGCAAACCCTCAAAAGAATCGTAGACATGCAGCTCCTTGTCCGATTTTATTTCAGAAAGAAATCGCTTGATGTAACTCGACGTAACGCCGACGTTGCACCCGAGTTCCACCACGTCGCCGGACAGGTCCAGCACGGACGCGAGATTTTTCAAAATATAATCGAGGTGCCCGTCGCCAAGCATGACTAATTTTTTTCCTTTCGCCCCGGCTAAAATCGCGCTTAATGTTTCAAGCATTGTCAGCCCTTCTTTTTCCCGCCCTTCGATACCAGCCGTATAACTTCGCGTAGTTGATCCCCACATTTGCCGCGCGTAAATCTTGTCCGTCCCCTCGTACTTTTCTCCCAAAAAATGTTCGGGGATAAAATAATGCGAGGGAAATATTTTTACTTTCGCTTTTGTCTTTCTAAACATTTCGCCCATATACGCATTGCCGACCGTTTTCCACGGCACGTTATTTGGCACACGATTTTTTAACCCATCAATAAGCTCTTTTGCAAACACGCCGCCCTTTATGCTTGCATGGAGCGGCGATATGAGCCCCGGCCTGATTTTCTCATTCTCCCACACGCTATATCCATCATAATCATTGTAATACAATTCGTCAATCGGATTAAGGCATACCGCATCGGCCCCCGGCATAAATCCGCCGTACTCGTGCAATATCTCATAGGTGCACACGTCCGATACCCCCGGCCATAGTTGCCGAGCGCGGAAATAATCAATCCATTTCTGATTGATCCATTGCCGCCCGAACACCGCGTCATCATCCCACAGCATATATTTCCAGTCCGGGTGCTTTTCCTTCCACGTGTCCATCCACACGGTCGGTCGCGGGTGCGGGCCTACCCATAATTGATGAATAATCTTCGGTATCGTCACCGGCTCGCACCCGTCCATCTTCCACGCCTCAAACCCTATCGGATTGTTGGCAAGGCTCGGCTGGTCAATGCGGTGATTAACCAGAGAGGGCACGGGGAACAGGATTTTTACGCCGTTCTTTTTGCAATACTCACTAATACGGTCGTCATCATGGCGGGAGCGTTGGCGGTCAAATTCCACAAGCATGGGCGCAATGTGCTTGACCGGTAAACAAATGGCGATACCCGCCCGCGTCACATTATCGTGGTAGGCTCCGTCTCTGGGCCACAGCGGTGTCCGCCGCTGATCTTGTTTAAGGAAGAAATTATATCCCTGCTCTGGGCGGCCTTCCTTAATACGCCGCTCTTCCTGGTCGGTGATAAAAGTAATAACTCGTTCGCGGAAATTATCCACGGGTACGGCGTCATCCTGAACTACCACATGAAAATCCGCGTTCGGATCGTGCGCCCGCCACGAACGCTTAGAATTTTCAAGGAGGTTATTTTGCTGGTCTATACAAAATTCCGATACCGGAATTTGTAGCTTTTCCGATAGAAAATCAAAATGTTTCTCGCGCGAAGGGTGCGCCATGACTGAAATTGACAGTTTTATTGGTTCCATGCCGGGATTATGTCACAGGCATGTCGTTTTGTCAAGAATTTTTTGGCCTGTTCCAGAACAGTACGGCAAGGGCTTATTTTACGCTATTTTTAAGCGTCCGCCCTTGCGTCCGTCTTTTGTGTGACCGCTAACTGTATATAAAATTCTATTACAACATGCACTGCATGTTGTATTTATAAATTTTTTATTCCTTTTTATATTAAAATAAGAGAGGACGGACACACTGCACACTTGTGGAGTATATATTGTGCTAAGTTCTGAATTTATCAGGACTTACGTTCAGGGTATGAAATGCGGCAAGGTGTCCGGGCATATTAAAAAAGCTGAAAATTTACGGCGCTTTTGAACGCATGACATGACATGTCGTGCATAGGTGTTTTTTATACGGTCAAAATCGGGGCTTTTTTCACTGCCCGGACGTTTGCCCGGACGTTTGCCCGGACGCCTGATTTACTGTGGAAAATAGAAAAATTATTACAATAAATTTTAATTTTTTAAATAAAATGGTTGACACGTCCCAGGCGTTCTGCTTATGGTACGGATATGGAAACAACGATAAAAATTGAATCTCATAAACACGGTATAACGTGGATTCGTATTGATGAAAAAGACTTTGAACGGGTAAGTCAGATCAATTGGCATGTTGTACGCAATAAATACGGGCGCATAATGTACATTGCGGCAACGTTAGGAGGCGGGCGGCGAGAGTATATCGGACGAAATGCGTACGGAAAAAATGTGTACAGCAGAAGCGCGGTTAAATCTCATCAGGTAAAACTGCATGATTATATTATGGGAGACATTCCAAAATGTAAAGCCGTCCGGCACCGTGACGGCGATCCTTTGAACAACACACGAAAAAATCTGGCGCTTTATCAAGCGTATCATACGGAGGAAATCAATGCGGCACCGAAACGGAAAAGGCTTGACCTTTGCGATAGATGCAAAGATAAAAACGTTTGTCGAAGAGTGGCGACGAGAAAAAGAGTACTATCCGTCACTGCGGGAAATTAGTGAGAATTTTTCTGATCCGCCGCGCTCGGTCGGCCTGGTGCACCATCATTTACGCCGTCTCGCCGCCGCTGGTCAACTCTCGCCTGAGGCGGAACTGATTTACGGCCCGAAAAAGAAAAAGGATACTGGTCCGGTGCTCGTCTTTGATGAATTTATCAAAAAACAGATAGAAACGTTGAAAATGAAACACGGATATCATCCGTCAATTCAGCAGTTAAGCAAGAGTTGCACACCGCCGCAGCCGGATGAGGTTATTCAGAACTCGCTGCTCCGGTTGGCTACAGCTGGCCGATTGACTAAAGAAGCAGTACAAATCTATAATATAAAAACAGGAGACGTTAAAAATGAAGGAACAAAAAAAGGCCGAAAAGCCAGAAAGTAAAGTCATGCCGTTGTCAGTATCACCATCGGCGTGGATGGTATGGGAAAAATGCGCGCTGTCGCTTCAAGCGGTTAAATCGCCGCTAATATTGGAGCGTGACGAATATGCTAAAGAAGGAACGCGGTTGCATGGAATTATTGCTGACGTTCTTCGGGGCCGTTTATCGTTTAATGACGTGCAAGACGATCCTGACAATGTAGCCCTGATACGGTTTGCGGTTGAAACGGTAAAAGCAGAATTAAGCGGTAATACAAATTTCGCCGTTGAAAGCGGCCTATCT